GGCCGCTGATAAAGTCAAAGGAATGCAGGCATCGCAACCCGAACAGATGAAAGTCTCGCTCGCCGTTCGCGACACGTTCGGACGTATTACCGGCTTTGAAACAAAACATGAGCTTGTCATGCCAACGCCAGAAAAAGACGAGGATCAAGACGACTTCATGGGACGCTGCATGGTGAGCGGAACAATGACGAGCGAATATCCAGACGAGAGCCAGCGCACCGCCGTCTGCATGGCGCAATCGGAGAAAAAATAAATGATAACTCACGGCATAGCACTCGAAGCAAAAAAGGCACTCATCACGGGCGTCCACCAACCTGGAGATGATTACCGAATCGCGCTCTACAGCGCATCGGCAAAGATCGGGCCGACAACAAAAGCCTACACAACCGAAGGCGAGATAAAGGGCATGGGCTATACCGCAGGGGGCGTAGCACTCAAGGGGCATCGGACAGGCATCATCGGCAAAAACGCATTTATAACATTTGATGACGTTGTCCTAAAATCCGCAACATTCGCGGCAGGCGGAGCGATGATCTACAACGCCAGCAAAGGCAACGCCGCGCTTTGCATCCTCAACCTCGGAGCCGAGCGGCACGTCTACGACGGCGCGTTTGAACTCAAATTCCCTAAGCCAACCGAAACCAGCGCACTCATTCTTTTAGCTTAAATATGAAACCAACCAATCCAATCGTTATCGACGGAGAGACATACGACATTTATACAATCAATCTTGCGATCACTAGCATCGTAAATCCAGACGCAAGCGAAGACGCAAACGTGGCTATGCGCCTTGTGCCTACGCGAATTGCGAATGGCGAAGTCATTCTTGCCAACGACTACGCACGCACGATGGCACTCGGTAGCGTTGATAATGTTGACGCGCCCACGAAGACCGCTGTTGCTCAAATTTCTGCAAACATACAAGAATTTATATACGCGAAGGGACTCTAAGCGATGGCACTTATTCTTTCGGCGGCAACGGGAAATTTTAACGCAGGCGCAACTTGGGTCGGAGGCATTGTGCCAGGCGCAGCGGACGAGGCGAGAGCATCGACTACTCATACGATCACGATCACTGCAAACGTGACTTGCACCGAGTTGAGCAACGCAGGAACAGGCACATATGTTCTCAACAGCGGCGTCACATTGACGGCAAACGTGACTAATAAAACAACGACCGTCAACGTCAGCTGCTTATACTTTTCGGCTGTCTCGCCCGCAACGGCAACGATTGTCGGGAACGTAACAGGCGGGGCTGCGTCCAATGCTACGCCCAATTCAGGGGCTGGGGCGATAAGTAATTTCTCGACCGGAACATTGATCGTGCAGGGTAATGTCGTGGGCGGAACTAATGTTATTTGCATCGGGGCATTTAACAACTCGACGGGGACGCTTTCGATTACCGGTAACGTGACGGGCGGCACGGGAAGCCAGTGCCACGGTGTCTACAATTTATCAACGGGCACGATCTCAACTAGCGGAAATGTCGCAGGTGGGAGCGGGGCAACGGCAACGGGCGCAATCAATGCCGCAGCGGGAACGTTGACTATAACCGGCAACGTGTCGGGCGGCACGATTACGAGTGCAATCGGAGTAAATAACGCCTCGACGGGAACGGTCACAATAACCAGCACCACGATTTCTGGGACAGTTGCTATCGCCGCAACAAATTCAGTTGGCGGCACCGTGAATGTGACGGGCAACATAACAGGCGGAACCGCAGCGAATATATACGGCGTGAGTAATGCAGGGGTCGGAACCATCAACGTGACGGGCAACGTCGCGGGCGGAACCGTTGTCGCCACATCGCACGGATTAAACAATGCATCGACTGGGATCGTCACCGTTACTGGAATCTGCACAGGAGGTGCGGCTGGCGCGGCTGGAGCAAATAATGCTGCGGCAGGAACAATCACAACAACCCGCGCAAAGGGGAACGGCTTTGGTATAGGTTCCGTTGCTACTGCTGCTGGCGTTGGAATTTCCTCCGTGCAATCGTCAATTACAAAAATCGAAGAACTTGAGTTTGGTGCATTGGGAATGGTTCCGGTATCTGGACCGTGCTACATAACACCGCTTACAACGAATGTAGCAATTTTCACAAAATACCCCGGCGGAACAGGGACTAAAACTTTGATCGATGCGACAGCAAACGCAGCAATGCCAGCAATTACAAACGTTCGTTTCGGCACAAGCTACGCAAGCGGAGCTTTAACAGGATCGGCATACATTCCAGCCGCAGGCTCGGTCGCCTTCGGTGTCCCCGTAGACGCGACAACAGGCACGGCAACGCTCACCGCCGCTGACGTCCGAGCCGCGATAGGATTGGCAACAGCCAACCTCGATACGCAACTCTCAGACTTGCCGACCGCAAGCGAGAACGCCGACGCAGTCTGGGACGAGTTGATGTCAGCGCACACAACATCGGGAACCTACGGCGGAAGGATCGTGCGCTCGATCAACAGCAACAACGAACTGCAACTCACAGGCTCGCATCACGCAGCCGCAGACGTTCACGAATTTCAAGCCGCCGTTATTCAGTCTGTCGCCTTCGCGACAAGCGCAGTCACGCTTTTCACAGGCGCAATGCGGACGGAACTCACGCCAGAACTCACGGATATAACCGAGGTTCACGCGATTCACGGACTCGACATCGCAAACGCGCTCACGGTCACGCCTACGAGCAGGACATCAGGCGCGATCACGCAAGCGATCACCGGAGACGGAACCACAAACACCGTAGTAACGAGAGTCTAAGCGGATGCTAGCTTCCCTGCTCATCGCAACGCAGGGCTTAATGCCAAGCCCAACGCCGCTTTCTATCGGCTCGCAGGGCTTGTTATTTATTTCGGTAGTTCCACCTGTTCCGATCAACCCAATCGATCTGCCAGGGGGCGGTGGACGAGGACGCGAAGAACGCAAGATCACGATCAAGGTTCGCGGCAACCGTCTTGTTTTCTCGGTCGCGAACGTCGAAGCGTGCGCCGGTTCGCGCATTCAAATTGTAGGTTCGTCTTGCTTCTCGAATGCTGGCGAGGCAGGGCTTTCGATCAGCGCAAAAACAACGGTGCTCGGTAGTCGCAATCATGCGGGAGTGAGTCGCGCAGGGCTTTCTATTTCCAGCACGTTTAATGTCATAGGATGCGAAGAAGAGGACGAGTTAGAAGTTTATTTGATGGCACAGGCGGCGATGGGATTGATGGACGACTAATTGACATCCGCGCCTTCGCATGGATGTCATCGAAGGCGTATCAATCATTTCAATAGGCGAAGCAAAAGGCCACGGACTCTACGTGGACGAGACAACTTTGATGCAAGTCAAAGAGTGCGCCGAAAGCTACAAGGGTGGCGTCAAAGTCAATCTCGACCACGGTGCAGGCATCAAAGACATCGTCGGATTCGTGAACAATTTCCGCATCGTCGGTAAGCAACTCTTGGGCGATCTCAACCTTCTCGAAACATCGCCCATGCGCGATTACGTCATGGAGATTTCAAGCAAACTGCCAGACACGTTCGGCATCAGCATCGCTTTCACAGGGCCGATCCGCGAAGTGGAAGGACTCGCCTTCGCAAGTTGCACGGAGCTTTACAGCGCAGACCTTGTGCAAACGCCAGCCGCAAACGCGACAGGTCTTTTCAGTTTTACGGCCAAGCAAGTTGACAAATTTTCCAAACAAATGACCGATCCAGAAAACACCGAGGCTCCCGAGGGAGAAGTAGAAGTCACAATCGCCGAACTCGCCAAGCGCATGGAAGCTCTTGAGCTTTCTTTCGGCGCGATGAAAACACAGATGGAAGCAATGCTCCCAGCTGAAGAGCCAGCAGCAGAGCCAGCCAAAGAAGAAATGGCCGCTGAACTCAGCGTCATTTCCAAACTCGAAGCAAAGCTCGACTCGATCATCTCCAATTTCGGAGCCGCTCCAGTAAAGGCATCGGTAGTCGCCGAGGAGAAGGCAGTCGAAAAATTCGACCTTAAATCAGTCATCGTGCAGAAGACCGAGGAACTCGGCAGTCGCACCGAGGCTATCCGCTTCGCAATGCGTAACCACCGCGAAGCCTACATCGAAGCCCGCGACAACAACGAACTCAACTTTTAATCAAACAAATCTATGGCAACCCAAAACGATAACGGAATCCGGAGCTTCGCTTTCGCTTCCGCAATTACTGCGAACACGCTTGTGAACATCTCAGGCGCAAACGCCGCGCAAGCGGCATCAACCGGCTCTAACCCCATCGGCGTCGTTCAAGATGACGTCGCCGCTGGAAACCAAGGAGCCGTCAAACTATTTTTCCCAACCCAATTCGGCATCGTGTCCGCGATTGTGACAGCCGGTAACACCGTTTTTGCGGTTACCAACGGCCTCATCCTCGGCACATACGCCAACGCATCGACCGTCACAATCGGCGTTGCGATCAACAGCGGAGTCGCTGGTGACGTTGTCGAATACGTTCCTAAATTCAACCAATAATCTAAACACCCAATATGTCACTCTCTACTGTAAACATTCGCGCCGATATCGCGCAGGCCGTCTACGAAGGTCTGTCGAACAAAAACAACTTGTTCATCGGAACCGAGGTCATGCCAGTTTACTCGTCCGACGTTAAGTCTGGCGCGTATCTGAAGCTAAACATCGGTGACTCTGAAACTCTCAACGACGACGTTCTGAAGATCGCCGCTGGTGCTGGATACCCACGCACAAGCCGCCGGTTCACGAGCGATTCTTTCGACGCTATCGAGTACGGTCTCGAAGAGGTTCTTCCTGACAGCAACCGCCGCGATCTCGATAGATTCTTCGACACCGAAGTGAACATCGCTTCGATGTTGCTTCGCCAAATCCAAGTCAGCCACGAGGCTCGTGTTGCTTCCGCCGCATTCGCCGCCAACGGTCTGACCGCGATCAGCGCAAGCGCAGCTTACACCGACGCGAACATCACATCGTTCGACGTTCCCGGTGACGTGGCATCAGCCAAGTTGGAACTCGCCAAGTTTGGCGTTCTTCCAAACACGCTCATCATGTCCATGCCTTTGTTCGAGCGCATCCGCCGCTCTGCCAAAGTGCAGAACCAGTTCTTCGGCATCGTTCCTTCGGATCAAAGCCGACTCTTGAGCGAAGGCGAAGTTGCCGCCGCTGTCGGAGTCGATCGCGTTCTCGTTGGTCGCGCACCAAAGAACACCGCCGCAAAAGGCCAAGCCTATGCCGGTGGATTCATTTGGTCGAACACCTACATGGCACTCGCCACAACCTCTGGCGGAGACTTCTCCGGTGGTGGATTCGGTCGCACGATCGTATGGGCCGCAGATAGTCCCGTGCCTTTCGTTTCCGAAACCTATCGTGACGAGGCTCGCCGCGCTAATGTTCTCCGTGTTCGTCAGAACAGCGCAGAAAAAGTTATCGACGGATCCAGCATCATCCGCATCACCACAGGATTCGCGTAAGATTCCCCAGCTAGTTAGCATCGAAGAAGCCACCTCGAAAGGGGTGGCTTTTTTGTTTTTGTTGACATATACTGCAAGAGTAAACATGAACCAAAAAAAGAAGCTAGTCGCAGGCTTAATTTGCGGCAACGAAGAACCGCGCATTGAGCGATGCGTGAAATCACTCAAGCAAATCTGCGACGAGATCGTTATCGTTCGCGCGATCGGAGCACTCAAGCCAGATCGAACGCTCGACATCGCCAGGGAACTTGGTTGTCACGTTGACGAGTATCTCAACTCGCCGCTAGTGGCAGACTGGGAACATCTCGACAACTTCGGCGAAGCCAGAAACAAAGCATTCGCCAAGGCATACGATCTCGCAGGCAAGGACGGATGGGTTATGTGGGCCGACTGCGACGACATCATCGAGCCGCACATGGTCGCGCCAACATTGGCCGCGCTTGAAGAATGCCCAGCGGAACAGGATTGGATTCTCACCGACTACGTCATTCCAGAACAAGGCAAACGCGCACCGAGAGAAAGATTCTTCCGCTACAAAACAGCATGGTGGCATCGTCCGGTGCATGAGAACGCGCAACCTACGAAGGATGTTGCGGTATGTATGCGGAGAGACTTGGAGATTGTCCACGCACCGCCAGTCGGACAACGCAACAGCAGCGAACGCAACCGCAGAATCTTGATGCACCAAGACCGCATGACTTCGCATTTCAAATTTTATTTGCACTATGAGAACTTCATCGCCGGGAAGAAAGAACTCGCGGCCAAGTACGGATCGGAGGCACTAGCATTGACCGATCTGGACGGCGTCAACCGCTACGAGATTCTTTTAAATTGCGCCAACATTACGAG